CCGTCCATTTTTCAAATCTTTACTGGCAGGTTCATCATCTGCTCACGAGAGAGGTTATAAAACGCTTGGCCGGATTTGTGCGTAATGTTTCGGCAGTTATCACGATGGTGTTTAGCAGCAAAAGCGTAGAGCAGATATTCTGATACGACATCGTCGTTAAAGTGTGGTATGAGCATAAGCACAAAACCGCCAACAACCGTGTCGGAATAATCTTTGTCTATGAGTGCGATTTTGCCGATGTGATCCAGGCTACTAACTGCAGGTGTAATCATATAGTTTTTTCTCAAATACAGTTCCGGCTTTACAAGCTCGCTTGAAACGAAAACATCATCGCCCTTAAAATAGAACTGCTCTTCACCGATATTCCCGCCACGCAGTACTCTCACCATTTTGTCTGCCTTTATGGCGAGAGCGTCCTTTTTGTATGCAAGCCCAGACATATTCGAGAAAAGGTCTCTTACACGGCACCATTCCCAAGATGAAGGTATCTCAAAAGGCGCTAAATCTGCCAGAGACCGAACTTCATCGCCGATTTTCTCATAAGGAGTATTATCAGAACTCGGCTTTTTAACGATTACCTCGGTAGTTTAACGAATACTTCAGTAAATCAACGATTACCCCAGCTGTTTAACGATTGCAACGACAAAAAAGCCACAAAACCCATATAAAGCACAAAACCCCGCCGCAGAAATGCTCTGTGGCGGGGTTAGCTTATGTGCTGAAACAGCCGAAAAGCCTTATTTTAAGCGGTTTTCGGGCATAGAAAAAGTCCACCGTAATTCTATCAAAAATACGGTGGCATTTTGGCGGAGATGGAGAGATTAAATATACCACTTCACACCACTTTTTATTGCTTTATAAAATTGCTTGTAAACCACGCATTTACGTCATTTAAGCCGTTTCATTTGTTCCGCATTTTACAAACATATATTTACAATTCAGCTTTATCGTGTATAATTCGTGTACGCAAAACGTCAAGCATTGAGATGTACTACCTGTGCTGAAACGGCATATTTAGGCGGTTTTAGAGTGGGTATAACTTTTTGAAGTCTGGTGGGGCGGACTTTAAAAAAGTTGTATATAAAAAATAGGCGAACCTCGTTGTGAAGCTCACCTATTCAATTTTAGCTAAATCCACAT